TTTCCCTTGGTCAATCCCGCCGCACCACTCGCGCATTCGCCCCGGATACACGGTGTATCTTGCCCCTCACATCCTACGGCAGAGAGAAGAACTGAAAGCCTATTTCGACGGGCGGAAAGAACCACGTAAGGGTCAGGTGTGGTTTCTGGTGGTAGAGACGCAAAACGGCACGTGTCAAATACCCTATGACTCCGAACCTGACGACAGCGTAAAAAACACGGAACTGACCTTAGCCTGCCTAGGCCCCATCCCATGGACAGAAGGTGAAGGCCTTCCCGATAACGGGAGTGGCGAATGACCCTCACACGAGACGATCTGAACCGTGCGCAGGCTATTGCTGAAAATGCTTATCGGTTGATGGGCACACGCTACGCCAAGCAACTGTTTATCGAAGCCTCCACAGAAGGCCAGATTGCCCCTAGAGGCGCAAAAAACCCTTACCCGGACAGCCACATGCTGAACGCTGCATGGGCACAGGGGCACCTTGTGTCGCGCCTGAAAACCGATATTGCACGGTTACGGGCAGAACGCATTAAAGACCCTGTAGCAGTTGCGGCGGATGACGAATGAAAAAAGGCACCGACCAGATCACGGCAGAACGCCTTGCTGGCATGATTCAGAAAAACTGGCACGCCAGAGGTTTCACACAGGTCGCTACATGGGCAGAGGCAAAAGGTGGGGAATGGGCGGTCAAGTCCAATCTCATCAATGGTGCCCCTCCTGGGACACGTCCTGAGACACTTGGCTATCAGCTGATGGGAATGAGTGAATGAGTGAATGGCAACCTATTGAGACAGCGCCGAGAGACGGGACTCCATTGCTCGTAATTGCGGAAGGCGCTGGCTGGCGAGGTAAGTTTGCACGCATGTGCGCTACGTACCACTGTCACCAATGGCGGGTGTATGGGCCGATACATGGGGAGCCATCGACGGCGGAAAAGGAGGGCCAGTGGATAATGGAAGTCCACCCCACCCACTGGATGCCCCTACCAGAACTACCGGAGACAGGCGAATGAGAACCAAAACCCCAACGGTTCACCGTCTCAAGTTTGAAGGCCGCGACTTGGCAGTCGTGGAAACCAAGACAGACCTGGACAACGAAAAGCACACGGCGTTAAAAAACGTGGACACATGCCCACTAGACCGCGCTTTCTACAAAATGAAACTGATTGATGAAGTGCAGCACCAAGCCGGGTCAATGTTCCACGCTAAGTGGCGTCACATATCTGTTGGGTCACTTGGGTGCCCCGATCTGGACAGACTGCCCGGCGAGAGCACGCACGCGACAAACGAAGCGGAAATGCGCGCTCGCATATGGTTGAAAGACGTTCACCGCAACGTAGGTTGGCGGGATTGGGTATTGTTGCGCCTGATTTGTGGTGAGGAAAAGCCATTTGAGGAAGCCCGGCACATTCTGAATGATATTCCTGCGCTTGGCCGGAAAGTACCTCGAGACTATATCGGGCCAAGATTTGCTGAATCTCTGGATGCCTTGGCACTACATATGGGCTTGACGCAGGTGCGGAGTTAGTGTAAGGGCATTAGGTAGTACAGAAATTGCGCCTGCTGCTGATTTGCGGTGGGTGTTTTTGATTCCAGCGGCGGCGCCGAAAGTAGAAGCGTATGCGGACCACACCGCTACGGCCATGTGGTAAAGGCCGTTATCCGTGACTGGTAGTCATAGCCGGAGTAACGCCCAGCCCGCTGGATACAAGTTTGGTGACGCGCTTCCGTTCCTAGCGGGGTAAAAGCCTCATGGACTGCGACGTGTCTAGGATTAACGTCTAACGATTGCAGGCTCGTCACCATTTAATAGCCCCGCCCCTTTAACGAGGGAGCGGGGTTTTTACTTTCAAGAGTAGGAAATTGCATGGATATGATCGAACTGCGTGAGTTGCTTGCTGCCGCTATTGAAAGTGCCGGGCACAAAATCACAGGTTCCGGCTCTAGTATGGTGAGCCCCGAAACCGACCTTGATGTTGTGGTGGAGGGCCGCCGCTTTTGTGTCACGGTCAGAGATTTGGATGCGGCTCAGATCACGCCTGCGCCCATTCTGCACGGTGTCGGAGACGACGATACACCGCCCACCACATTCAACTAACACCAGAATTACCCCGGCTCACTGCTACTCCCTAGAGAAGCGCAAGAGCTTAAACATGAGGCAGTCAGACGCCGGGGTAAGCCACATTCAGCGGCGTGACGCAGCACCTCAAGAGCCGCCCCCTAAGTTGTGCTGGGCGAGTAGGGGCGACCGCGCGAGCCATAGGAACTTGGCCCGCTGAATACCCATCTTCCCGTTATCGGGAACAACACAAAGAGAAACCCTATGAAGCCAGACCACATTGAAGGCCGGGGCGGCAAATAGCTTATGTCCCTCACATCCAACCCTGAGCAATTACAACACGCGGCAGAAGTAGTGGCTAAGACTGGAACTTACACGGGGGCGGGTGTGGCTTTCATTGGTGGGATGACGGTCAACGAATTTGCGGCTTTGGCCGGTGTGGTCATCGGGATTATTGGTTTGGGCTTCCAGATATATTTCGGCTATCGGCGTGATCGCCGCGAACGGGGGCTTGGCTAGGTGATGCTTGCTCTTGCCCGCGTCACATGGAGGCCCATAGGCCTTCACGCTCTTACCTACTGCTTGGTTGCCTGCTGTGTGCTGGTTCCTGTTGGCGTCATCATTGGCGGTGAACTATTCGACCGCGCTCTTGATGCAGCAACCTGGATCGGTGGCGTGTGGGCTGTTCCTCATTTAACCCGTGAAGTCGGCAAGCGCATTGGGGGTGAATCGTAATGCCTGGATTGATGGGTGTCGGGCGCATAGGACAGCTAGGTCAGCCCGCAGGCAAACCGGCGCTCGGCCCGAACCTGATTAGCAACGGCACATTCAACACAACAGCAGATTGGACCACTGTTTTTGGGGGCAACATTTCGGACGGCGTGTTGAAGTGCCAGAGCACGGGCGGGTTTGCGCGCGGTGTACAGGCGATAACAACTCAGTCCGGGCAGACATACCGCATTAGATACGATGTACCCTTGCTCAACAACAACGGCATCGTGCGTGTCGGCACGACTTCTACGGGGTTCGACGTGTTGAGCGAGAACGTTACCGCCACAGGGTCGGATTTCACCCATGATTTCGTGAGCACTGCGACTACTTTGTATGTCGGCCTATGGCTTGGCAGCAATACGTCCGGCCATCGTCTTGATTATGACAACGTGTCTGTACGGCGCGTTTTCTAACAAATACTTTCAAGAGTAGGAGGCAAAGCGCGTGGATGATGTGCCGTTGTCTCCGCTTGAGTTCGCTCTAGCCTGCGCTGCGCTGATAGAACCAGAACTAGGCCAACAGGCTTTAGCCAACACTGACCGCACGATCACAACACAATCTCTTCCGTCATCGGGAATACCTGTCACAGCAGGCATAGACCGACACGGCAACCAATACGAAGCCCGTAATGACGCGGCGGGCGGCTTCAACTGGACGCGCGGCGCTGTACTTCTGCCAGAGAACGCCAGCAAGCCTGCACAAGCCCATGAGGCCGGGCACGCTCTGCAATACCTGGCAGGCATGAAACCCGGTGCTCCTGATTCAGACCAACGCCGCGCCATAGAGCGCCAAGCCTACAACATTGAACAACAAGCCCCTTACCAATGCCTCACATTCTGGGGCAACTGGGATGAAGACAAACTAGGGCCTCTTGCCCGCAAGCTGACAGGTGGTTTTCTTACACCGTTTAAGGAGAAACAATAGATGTCCCGCTTATACATCTCAGAGTTCACAGAAACAGCGGTCATCAAAGGCCGCGAAATCCCAGCCATTAACGTGAAGGATAAGGTCACAGACCAGTCCGTAGCGATTGGTGCAACTGCTGCATCCTCTAATGCCTTCGCCTCAAACACAGGGCTGGTGCGCATAAAGGCAACGGCGGACTGCCATGTTGAGTTTGGGGCCACGCCCACAGCCGTTAAGACAGCAGGGTCAGAAGTGGGTATCACACTTACAGCAGGAGAAGCAGAATACGTCGCTGTGCCTGCGGGTAGTTCCTACAAACTTTCAGTAATAGCAACAGCTTAACGCTTGCACCAACACCATGACCTTTAAACCCGGACAATCAGGCAATCCAGCAGGGAAGCGAAACGAAAAACGCTTTTTCACTGCGCTGGATATGGCCCTGAAGGCAGAGGGTAAAGACGACAAGCGACTTCGCAGGGTGGCTGAACAATTGGTGAAGAAAGCAGAGGCCGGGGAGGCTTGGGCGATCCGAGAGATCGCAGACCGGCTCGATGGCAAATCAGACGCGAATGTGAATGTCACAGGAAATCACACGGTTACTCACGAGTCCGCAGATGTATCCGAAACTGCTGGCTGGATTGCAGACATGCTCGGAACAGGAGCGGGTAAGCCGCCTAAGGACACTTTGCCAAACTGATCTGTATTTCCTGCTTAGGTATGGATTGAACAGGCCGGACGTTGAACGGCAATGGCTGTTTGACAGGTGCAGGGAGGTGCAGGCCAACCCCAACGGGTATTTGGACCTGTGGGCACGTGAACACTACAAGTCCACGATCATTACGTTTGCCCTGACCATTCAGGATATTCTGGTTGATCCAGAAGTGACGATAGGCATATTCAGCCACACACGGCCCATCGCCAAGGGCTTCCTGCGTCAGATCAAGAGAGAGTTTGAGGCGAACGAGTTTCTGAAAGGTTTGTTTCCCGACATTCTGTGGGACAACCCGTCGAAGGACGCGCCCAAATGGTCAGAGGATGACGGCCTGGTTGTTATCCGCAAGACCAACCCAAAGGAAAGCACGTTAGAGGCTTGGGGCATTGTGGACGGACAGCCCACATCCAAGCACTTCAAGCTGCTTGTTTACGATGATGTTGTCACACAGGACAGTGTGACCTCGCCTGAGATGATCGGGAAGGTCACGCGAAGTTGGGAACTAAGCCGGAACCTTGGTAGTGAGGGCGGGGTAAGCAGGCACATCGGCACGCGCTACCACTTCGCGGATACCTACCGCACTTTGATGGACAGGGGCTTTACCGTTCGCGTCTATCCGGCAACGGAGGATGGGTCTGTTGATGGTTCTCCGGTTTTGCTCACGCCGGAGCGCCTCGCCGAGAAACGCCGGGAAATGGGGCCATATACATTCGGGTGTCAGATGCTTCAGAACCCAAAGGCAGATGAAACGCAGGGCTTTGTAAGCTCATGGATCAAGCGCCATGAGGGCGATCTGCGCTTAGGCACGTTGAACAAATACATCCTTGTGGACCCGGCAAGCGAGAAGAAGAAAAACAGCGACTACACGTCTATGTGGTGCGTTGGACTGGGGCCGGACAAGAACTATTACATCGTGGACATGCTGCGGGATCGCCTGAACCTGACAGAACGCGCCGCCGCCTTGTTTGAGTGGCACCGCAAGTACACACCCAAAGGTGTTGGCTATGAGAAGTACGGAATGCAGGCGGACATTGAGCACATCAAATCCCGACAACGGGAAGACAACTACCGCTTTGAAATTACAGAACTTGGCGGGTCCATGCCTAAGCCAGATCGCATCCGCAGGCTGATCCCGTTGTTTGAACAAGGCCGCGTCTATCTACCACCGTCCCGATTCTACACAAACTATGAAGGCGTGACCGAGGATATGGTGCAGATATTCATTGAACAGGAATACAAGGCGTTCCCGGTCCCTTTGCACGATGACATGCTTGACGCGCTTGCCCGCATTACAGACGAAAAGATGAACATTGTCTGGCCCAAGCCGACACCACCAAGAGACAGGCACCGCGACAGGCACCGCCGCAACAACGCATCACCAACAGGATACATGGCGGCATAATGGAAGACCTGAAGCCCAAAGCCACAGTCCCCGAGAAGTTCCGCCGCTGGTATCAGATGGACCGCGAGCACTCGGCTGCGTGGCGCAAAGAGGCAAAGGAAGACTTTGACTTCGTGGCCAACCGCCAGTGGTCGAAAGAGGAAGAGTCGCTTCTTACCGAACAGCTACGCCCGGTGATTACGTTCAATTACATCGGGGCCTATATGGACGCTGTTCATGGGCACGAGATCGGCAACCGGACTGAGACACGCTACATACCCCGCGAGATGGGGGACGTTAAGCCGAATGAAATCCTTACGGCTGCGGCCCAGTGGTTCAACGATGAATCAGACGGGCCGTCGGTCGAGAGTGAGTTGTTCCTCGACGCTGCGATTTGCGGGATGGGGTGGAGCGAAGATCGGATTGACCAGGAGGAAAACCCGCAGGGCAATCCGTATTCATCGCGTGTGGACCCCATGGAGATGGTCTGGGACTGCAACGCGCGAAAGAACAACCTTGAAGACCGCCGCCGCCAGTGGCGCGTGCGGCAGGTGCCGTTGGATGATGCTAAGGAGATGTTCCCCGGCTTTACAGATTCCGAGCTTGACGCCAAGTGGGCATCAATGGACGGGTTGTTTTCGGAGCCAAGCCTGAACGACGGATTCATCAATCTTGATGGCGGCAACTCAGCCGACAATGGCGACCGGGACACGGTGACGCTCGTTCACTGCCAGTACAAGGTGCGGCAGAAGTTTTACAAGGCGGTCAACCCATTTACAGGTGAAGAGGTCGAACTTACCGAAGCGCAAAAAACTCTGCTTGAGAAACAGGGCATCGAGACATACGCACAAGCATTCCACCGCAAAGTGGTGAAGCAGGCATTCTTGGGTGAAGTGGTTCTCATGTACGGGGACGGCCCCAGCCCGACGCAGTTTAGTTTCAACTGTCTGACCGCAAAAAAAGACCGCGTTAAGGGTACGTTCTACGGTGCCGTGCGCGCGATGAAAGACCCGCAGCGCTGGTCCAACAAGTGGCTCTCGCAGACGTTGCATATCCTCAATTCAAACGCCAAGGGCGGCATTATGGCCGAACGGGACGCGTTTGAGGACGCGCGGGAGGCAGAAGACAGTTACGCCCGCACCGACCGTATTACATGGATGGAAGATGGCGCGCTGAGTGGCCAACACGGGCCGAAGGTTATTCCGAAGCCCGCCGTTCAGTTTCCCGCCGGGTTTGACCGTCTGTCTGACAAGGCAGAGGAAGCCATCCGCAAAGTCTCGAATATCAGCCCTGAGATGATCGGCATGGCAGACCGTGACCAGTCTGGGGTGTTGGAGTACCAGCGCAGGCAATCTGGTATGACGGCGTTGCAGCCGTTGTTTGACCAGCTTCGCCAGTACCGCAAGGTTAAGGGCAAGCTGATCCTGCACTACATACAGACCTATTTGTCTGACAACCGGCTGATCCGAATTGTCGGGAATGACAAGGAACAGTACGTCCCCCTCGTGCGGCAGGCGGCGACAGAACACGACATCATCATTGATGATGCGCCTTCTGCCCCGAACCAGAAAGAGGCTGCGTGGGCCGCAATCCAAGGCATCCTGCCGTCAATCCAGCAGATGCTTACGCCTGAAGTCATGCTCAAGCTGGCTAAATACTCACCGATCCCAACCAGCGTCATCGAAGACCTTCGCGAACTCGCCAAACAGGGCGAACAGCAGGGCGCAGAACAGCAGCAGCAGGCCCAACAGATGCAGATGGCCGCGATACAGGCCGACCTTGCCAAGACGCAGAGCGAAGCTGCCGAGAACCAGGTTGATGCACAGCAGGGCATGGTCGAAGCAGAATTGACCAAGGCAAAGATACTTAGGGAGCAAGTAGAAACAGCCCGTATGGCTGCTGCCCCGCCGGAGCCGCAACAGTTTGTTGGCCCGTAACAATCCGCCCGTTCACAGCGTTATGTGTTCATTTGAAGCCACTCCATTCCGGGGTGGTTTTTCGTATGCGGCCACGTGAGTGCCGCTTTCGGAAACCTGACCGTAAGAGGGACCAATGCCTGAGAATATGCTTGACGAAATCACGCCTGAAGAGCTTGCCGAAGTGGATGCCCTGGAAAACAGCGATGCCCCCATTGAGGTAACTACTCCGGGGGCTGTTCCTACAGAAACAGACACGCCGGAAGAAGGCGGAGAAGCTGAACCAGCCGAAGCCACAAACGAGGCCGTAAACCCTGCCGCTGACCCAAAGCGCCCGGACGGATATGTCCCCAACGCCGCGTTGCAGGAAGCTCGGAAAGAAGCCAAAGAGTACAGGCAGAAGCTCGACGGCCTCATGGAAAAATTGTCCGAGGCTGCGCTGCAAAAACAGCAGCCAGCACAAGCGGAAGACCCGGACCCGGCACCGGACAAAGACGAAGACCCGTTTGGGTATCTTCAGTGGGAGAATCGCCAACTGCGCAAGGAAGTAGACGGCGTAAAGCAAACCACTGGCCAGATGACAGAACAGCAAAAAGCACAGCAGGAGGTGGCGACATTCATCAACACCTACCGCGCTAAAGGAGAAGAGTTCGCAGCCCGGACGCCGGACTTTCAAGACGCCTACGAGTTTTTGCGTGAAGACCGGCTTGCCTTCTATGAAGGGCTTTACCCGGAAATGACACAAGACGACATCATTCGCACGGTGAACAATGAAGAGCTTAATCTGGCTCGGCAATTTCTGGAAAACGGGATCAACCCAGCCGAACGCTTCTATAACGTCGCCAAATCGCGCGGCTACAAACCGACGAGCGCCAAAGTTGACGACGCCACTGCCAAGCTACAGCAGCAAAAACAGATGCAGGATGCAAATGTATCCCTCGGCACGCTGCCCGGCTCCGGTGGTGTGAAAGACACCATTGATGACGCGGACGTGAGCAAGATGTCGCAAGAACAGCTTTACGCGTTCATCGCAAAGAACCCGCAGGAAGCAGAGCGCATCCTACAGGGCCTATAGCCCCGCACACGGCTTAAGTGTGTTTCGGCTTTCCCGTTGGCCGTTATCGGCGGGTGGATGATTGGCGATCCTAACAGCCTGACTCGGTAGTGCACCCCGTCACCGTGCACACGCGGCAGCCGCCACCGTTACCGGCGCATCTAACCCATTTTCACAACCACACAAAGGGAGCCATCAAATGGCTGATACCCGCTTTGCAACAGCCGATGCGCTGACGCAGAAAAAGTGGTCTGCAATGCTGGGCTACGATGTCGTTTACCGTTCAGACATCGCCCCCATGATTGGGACCGACGCAAACTCCATCATCCACTTGAAGACGGAGACACAAAAGGGGAAAGGCGATAACGTCACCTTCCCGCTCATGAAGAAGCTGAACGGCGACGGCTTCACTGAGAACGAAATTGCAGAGGGCAACGGCGAAAGCCTGTCTCTGTATTCGGACTCTGTTACCATCAACGAGCTTGGCCACGTTGTGACCATCCCCAATGATGGCCGTTCCATTGACAGCCAGCGCGTTGCCATTCCGCTGCGTCAGGCCGCAAAGTCCGGCTTGACTACGTGGAAACAGGAACGCATGTCGCAGACGTTCTTCAACCATGTTTGCGGCTACACGCCGGAAACGCGCGCGAAGTTCAACGGCAACAACACCATCACGGCCCCGACGACAAATCGGATCATTCGTGCTGGCAGCCAGGCGACCGATCAGGCCCTTACCTCAAGCGATGTCATGTCACTGGAACTTGTCGATTACGCCCGTGAAAAGGCGGAAACCGGCACGTCTCCCGTGCGCCCGATCAACGTCAAGGGTGACATCAAAAACGGCGGCGCGGACATTTCCGGGGGCAAATACGTCATGTATCTGCACCCGTATCAGGTGACAGACCTGCGGACCTCAACGTCCACAGGCCAGTGGCTTGATATTCAGAAAGCCGCGCTTTCCGGCGGTATGGCATCCAAGAACCCGATCTATTCGGACGCCTTGGGTGAGTACAACGGCGTGATCCTGAAAAAAGCCAACCACATCACCAACGGCGTGCATTCGACCAGTGGTGCTGCGGAAACCGATGTTCGGCGTGCCGTGCTTCTCGGTGCCCAGTCTGTTGCTCTTGCCTACAGCAAGAACGGCGGACCGAGCACATACGCATGGAACGAGGAACTTCTCGACCACAAGCGCAAGCTGGAGGTTTCGACCTTCTGCATGTGGGGCATGACCAAAACCGTGTTTGATAGTGAAGACTTCAGCACGATGGTTGTTTCCACATACGCCGCATCTCACGCATAAGGAGAAACGAACCATGGCTACGAATAGTGCCGGTTCAACCGGCTACACATCGCGCTTTGATGTGGCGAATGTCCGCTCTGCGTTCTTCACGTATTCGGACCTTGCTGCTACGAGCGACACAAGCTCCAAGACGGTGTGCGTGTTGCCGCCTGGTGCCCTCATTCTTTCGGGAACGACTTACATTCTCGAAGGCTTTGACGACACCAACGGCGATGACCTGCATGTGGGCACATCAGCGGACCCTGATCTCTACGATACGTCCGTTGATATGAACTCCGTCGCGGTGACTGCTTGGAACAGCCTTGCGGCCTCCGAGCGGTACTCCACTTCGGAACGCACCGTCACTTGCAACCTTGAAACTGCGGCTTCCGGTGACGGCACCGCAGGCAAGGTTCTTGTGGTGGTGGAATATGTCGTGATTTCCGAAAACTCGGGCATCACCCAGTAGCAACCAGCAGCGGGGGCTTCGGCCCTCGCTGCATTGTTCTTGAAAGGAACATCCTATGGGAGTTGCTGGCACCAACAGCGAAAACCAAGACATGACGTTTAAGGTCAACGCATTGACCGTTGACGAAGTGCCCGTTACTGCGTCCGCCGCTGAAATCAACCGGGCGGCTGATACGTCTGGGCGGTTGGTTGCAGCGGGGGGCACGCTTTCTGTCACTGAGGCACTGCATGACGGGAAAGTGATTCTTCTCGATACCGCAGCGGGTTCCGTGTGTGACCTTCCGGCGGCAACCGGGTCAGGCGCAAAGTTCACGTTCATCGTGTCCGTTGCGCGCACGTCCAACTCACACATCGTGCGGGTGGCTGCTTCATCTGATGATGAGTTTGTCGGAACTATGATCCAGACAGATACGGACTCGTCGGATGCGCTTGCCTCGTACCCGGCTTTGGACGCGGACGGCTTCGATACAATCACGCTCGACGCCACTGATGGTGGTGTTGACGTGGGCGACTGGATTGAGGTTGTGGACATCAAGGCTGCGACATGGGCCGTCAAGGGTCATGTCAATGGCTCTGGCACGGTTGGAACGCCGTTCTCGGCGGCAATCACGTCCTAGCACATCATTGGGGGCGGGGCTTCGGCCCCGCTTCTCACCTCTCACATATTCGCAGGGTTTGCCATGTCAGACGCTTACGCCGCCCTTATGCTTGAAGACGATTACGGGCATTTCACCGAACAGGAATGGAACGAGACGCCAGCGCAGATGCGTGCGCGCTTGAAAGACGAAGCCCGCGCCAAGGCAAAGCCAGCCGCTAAGGGGCACTGCCGTCATTGCGGTAAGCACATCGGCAAGGGCGTTGCATTCCATGAGAAGGCTTGCAGCAAATGACAACGCTTGCCGTGTTGAAAGCAAAGATTGCCAGCGACCTAGTGCGGTCGGACCTGACAACACAAATCGCAGAGGAAATAGACCTTGCGATTAAGCACTATCAGTCCACGCGGTTTTATTTCAACGAAACCCGGACAAAGACCTTTGACACTGTGGCAAGCCAAACGTGGTACAGCGCCAGTGACGATCCAAACGTTGCCGCTTTTATCAATGTCGACAATCTGTTTATCACGGTGTCCGGCTCGCGCCGCGCGCTTGGTTACACACCCTCGACGGCCTTTGAGCTTCTAACGGACGACAACGCGTCGACTGGCGAACCATACCGCTATACCCGATATGCTGAACAAATCGGCCTGTATCCCATCCCCGACCAGGTGTACACGGTGCGTATCACCGGGCTGGAAAAGGTTGCTGCCCCCGCTTCGGACAGTGAAACCGACAACCCGTGGATGACGGACGCTTACGACCTTATCCGCTGCCGCACCAAATCACAGATATACGACCACGTTATTCGAGACTGGGTGTCAGCCGACAGGTTCGCACAAAGGGAACGTGATGTGTTCGGCGAACTGAAGCGCAAGACATCCAAGCAGATTTCCTCCGGCTGTGTACGACCTACGGAGTTCTGATGCCCTATACAACACTGCCCATGGCCCAATGGTTGCCCGATCAAGCGGCCATCGATAGTCCCGGCTTGCAGAACATTCAGAACGTATTGCCTAGGGCCAATAGTTATGTGCCGTTTGGCGCGTTTCAGGCTTACAGCACAAGCGCTCTGACGGCCTATGCTCGCGGCCTGTTGGGTGTGACAGACAGCAGCAACGTATCGCGCGCCTATGCTGGCGACCAAACAAAGCTGTACCAGATGACCGGCTCTCTGAGTTGGGGGGATGTGACCAACACGGGCGGCGCGTATGCGTTGGGCGCAGAAGATTATTGGCATTTTGTTCTATTCGGCAACAAGGTGGTGGCACTAGCCAAAGCGGAGTCCCCGCAGGTTTTTACGGTGGGGACAAGCGCACAGTTTGCAGACCTTGCCGGTTCGCCTCCTAATGCGCAGACCGGCGCAGTCATCCGTGACCAGCTTTGGGTCGGGAATATCTCTAGCGATCCACTGACTGTGCAGTGGTGCGACACGAACGACATTACGGACTGGTCCGGCGGGCTTGCAGATTCACAGACATTCCCTGGCGGGGGGCAGGTCCAGGCTATTCTTGGCGGCGAGTTTGGCCTGATATTCCAGAAGAACACGATCCGCCGTGCAACATTCGTTGGCGGGGATGTGATATACCAGATTGACGAAATCGCAGAGGGACGGGGGCTATACACGCCGCGCGCCATCGCCCGTCGCGGGTGGGATGTCTGGTATCTGGACGAAGACGGCTTTTACTTTATGAGCGGTACCAGCGGTGAGTTTCGGCCTATCGGAGCGGAGCGCGTCAACCGCACATTTTTCGCGGACCTGGACCCGTTGAACATTCATAGGATTGTTGCTTCGGTTGACCCACTTAATCAGGTGGTGATGTGGGCATATCCGTCCGTATCCAGCGTGGATGGCACACCAGACAAGCTGCTTGTTTACAATTACGCCGTGGACCGCTGGTCGCGTATTGAAATGACGGCGCAGGCTCTCGGAGAGTTTCGCACTCTGTCTGTGGACTGGGACACGCTGGATAGCATTTACAGCAGTATTGATGAAGCATCTGCTGCCTTTGACAGCGCCTTGTTCAGCGGCGGCGCACGCCGCTTGGTGGCGTTCAACAGCAGCAACCAGATAGGCGATTTTTCTGGCAGTAACCTGGAGGCCATTGTGGCCACGGGGGAAGTAGAGCCGAACCCCGGCGGGCGTGTTCATATCAGCAACGCAATCCCGGTCAGTGACACGACAGCGGCCACGGTGGCAATAGGCACGCGCGAACGCTACGGCGACAGCATTTCCTATACGGCTGAGGCTTCAATGGAACGCAACGGCACATGCCCAACGCTTGCGAATGGCCGGTCCGCCACAGCGCGGGTCACAATCCCGGCGGGCACCGACTGGAACCATATTTCAGCCGTGCGGGTTGAAGGCCAGCCAAGCGGGTATGCCTGATGGCATTCCGCAAACGCTCACCCCGCCGCATACCGCCAGCGGGCACGGACGATAAACGTCTTCTATCGGAGGCGATAAACGGTGCAGCTGATGGCCGCACAGGCGAAGTGACGCTTACAGAAAACGCCGCAAGCACAGTGGTAACAGACGAACGTGTAGGCGAGACACCCAGTTGCGTAACACTTACACCTTTGACGGCCAACGCCGCTGCAGAAATCGGCAACGGCACTTTGTACATTGCACACGCTGCCGGGGCTTTCACGATCACCCACGCAAACAATGCACAGACAGACCGGACGTTCCGGTACGCGGTGAATAACTGATGCCTACGTTGTTGAAAGTGACACCACCCCAACTCGATGTTGTGTGGGGGCGGGTGCTGCCAACACTGGTCGAGGTATGCGAGCGGCACCCGGACCAATACACGCCCGACAGCTTGCGGGCACGATTTGAAACAGGCGACTATCAGCTTTGGCTGATTACAGAAGACAGCGATTTACTCGCTTTGTTTGTTACGCAGATTTACGTCAGTGACGCAGGTGTATTGATAGCAACCATTCGTATTTGCGCGGCGGTGAACGACACACCAGCAGCAGAATGGATCGGCTTACTTTCGGAAGTAGAAGACTGGGCGAAAGCGCAAGGATGCGTCCGCCTATGGATGGAGGCGCGGCGCGGTTGGCTGCGTTCTTTGCGACCTGCTGGTTACACGGCGGGCCATGTTGTTCTTGATAAGGATTTAACGGTATGAGCGGTGGTGGTGGTGGCGGTGGGTCACAACAGGTAATTCAAAACTCTGACCCGTGGTCTGGCGCGCAGCCGCATTTGCGTGGTGTCATGTCACTTGGCCAGGGTTTTATGACCACTGGTCAGGGTCAACGATACTATCCTGAATCAACGGTTACGCCGTTTAGCAATGCGACAGAAAACGGTCTTGCACAAATGGAGGGACGGGCACTTCGAGGCTCGCCTCTCACATCGTCCGCGCAAAACTTCGGCATGGGGCTGCTGAATGATCGCTTTCAAGATACCAACTACGGGCAGACCTACTCGCGCCTGATGGACCCGGCGAACCAGAACAACCAGACGCAAGGTTTGTTGGATCGTATCTCAGGGGACGTGACCAATAATGTTAACTCGCAGTTCTCGGCATCTGGTCGATACGGCAGCGGCAAACATAGTGAAGCGTTGTCGCGCGGGATAACTGAAGGTATTGCGCCGGTCCTGTTTAATCAGGCCAACACAGACCGCGCCATGCAACTGGGCGCGGCACAGGCCGCGAACAATGCACAAAGCGACCTTTACGGACGTCAGATACAGGGCGCAGCGATTGCGCCACAACTCGCCGCGATGGATTACACAGACCCGGCCCAGCTTATGGCTGTTGGTGCGGCGCGCGAGGGCAAGAGCGCAGAACATGTGCAGGACGCGCTGACCCGCTATCAGTACAACCAACTTGCACCGTGGGACCGCCTTAAAGATTACGCCTCGATTATTCAGGGCACAGCGGGTCTAGGCGGCACATCTACACAATCAACAATGACACCCAGCCAAGGCGGCGGTCTGAGTGGTGCGCTTGGCGGCGCTGCTGGCGGTGCAATGGCCGGGTCCGCCTTTGGCCCGTGGGGCACGGCTATCGGCGGCGGCGTTGGTCTTCTCAGTGGCATTTTCTAGGAGCATATCATGACGGCTATGCCGACAAACAACGGCCTGTTGGGCGGTATCTTCGGCCCTTCGCCAGACGGTGGCGCTGGGCTGCTTAATCGCCTGAACGACCCACGTGTTGCTTTAGGGCTTGGGATGATGGGCACGCGCGGTGGTTTTGGGGAGCGGCTGCAAGGTGGCTTGGGGGCCATGCAGAATGCCCAGCGTGGGCAGATGCAGCAACAGCTTATGAACCTCCAACTGCAGGGCTTGAAAGGCAAACAGGAAGAACGTGAAGCCGAACGCGCCCGCCGCGACCAGCAGATTGGTATCTTGTTTGGTGGTCAGCCCGCCATGACCGGCGGGCAGGCAATTCAGCAAAACATGCAGAATGGCGGCGTGGCCGGGCCAACACCAGAAGCGGCAGCAAATATCGGCAGACCTGCCGGGAACCAAACGGCGGGCATTCTTGCGCAGATGGGCTATTCCCCGGAAGACACACAGTTGCTTATGGCAATGGGGCCGGAGGCAGCCATGCAGGTGATCTCGGAGCGCCGCTTTGCCGAGCCGGACCAGACCGGGGCGATGAAAGAGGCTGCGTTCCTGTATCCGGGCGATCCGGCAGCACAGCAGGAGCATGTGCGCCGCGTCGCGACCATGAGCAAGGCCCCTGTTACTAACATATCCAATGTGTCAATCCCGGCTGGTTATCAGCAGGCACCCGGCGGTGGGCTTATGCCTATCCCCGGCGGGCCTGCTGACCCAAAGAACCCGAAGAACATTACCGAGGGCCAGAAAGGTGCCGCGCTGTATGCTTCGCGGCTTGGTCAGGCGGAAGATGTGTTTTCCGACCTTGGCGCTTACGTGCCAAACGAAGGGGAGGCGACACTTTCGCAAACCCCCCTTATTGGCAATCGCTTAGTTTCTTCTAACTACCAAAAGTTTGACCAAGCCTCGCGGAACTTCATCAACGCAGTGCTACGCCGTGAATCTGGTGCGGTGATTAGCGAGGAAGAGTTTGACAATGCCCGCAAGCAGTATCTCCCACAGCCTGGAGATAGCCCCGCTGTTCTTGCGCAAAAGGCACAAAACCGAACGACCGCCCGCCAGCAGTTTGAAAACGCGGCAGGTGGCGCGCTTGGCGATGTAACACCATCCGGTCTACCGGATGCCAACGCCTTGCGGCAGAAGTACGGACTCGAATAAATGCCCGAAACAGACCGCGTAAAGCGCAACATCGGCAAGATGATAGACGGCGGCGCTAGTGAAGGTGAAATTGACACCTACATTGCATCCGAAGGTGTAACGCTGGAAGACATCAATCCGCCCTCGCCTACTCTTGAGCCAAATACATACCGGGGCACAATCCTGCCTTTCGAGCGCAATCTCGATACGGGCGAAACGAGCCTTGCCGTGCCTGGTATATTCCCCGCCATCGGCAGCGCTGTTGCGGACGCCGCCACGCTCCCCGGCGATGTGTATTCGGGCAAGCAACCAATCCGTGATGAAGACGGGGACATCAACCGGGAAACTATTGAGCGGTCCACCAACCTTGGCCTGTTCTCGTCTCCGATGTCCCCCGCATCACGCGTGGGGCTTCCCAAATCTGCTGAAGTGTTGGTTCCCAAAAAAGCCGCCCCGCTCACCGAGGGGCAACAAGTCGCGACTTCAGCGCAGCGATTAGGCGTTGACCTTCCTCGCGCGGTTTCCAGCGACAGCATGGCCGTGCAGCAGGGTGGAAAACTGTTGGCGAATGTGCCTGTTGCGGGCAATCCGTTGCGCAAGGCATCTCAGGCGGCGATTGGTCAGCTTGACGACGCGGCGCGTTCCACACAAACCCGCCTCGGGTCTGGCAGCGTTCCTGCTGCTGGTGCTGATTTGCGCGCGGGCATTGAGGCTACGACAGGCAAGGGCGGCACCATGGCCGCACGCGCGACTGCGAAATACGAGCGCGTTGACCGGCTTGTGGACCCCACCATCACATCCCCCCTGAAGGTTACACAGGCCACTGTGCAGAACATCGCGGCCAAGCGCAGTAATGCTCGGATTGCGGGTGAAAGCCAAGCCATTGCCACTGTGAAAGAAGCACTGGCACGCAGGGAAGGACTTAACTACGAAGGCTTGAAAGACCTGCGCACGTCCGTTGGCGAAATGCTCAAGGATACGCGCGGCCTCCCGGCTGGAACGTCTCAGAAGGAGCTAAAGCAGATATACGGCGCACTGACCACTGACCTGCGCGCTGCGGTGGCGAAGGCTGGCGGCAAGCCCGCGCTACAAGCCTTCAACCAGGCCAACAAGTTCTATGACGTTATGGCCGCAGAGCGAAAGGCGCTGACAAACATTCTCCGGGTGCAAAGTGATGAGGCCATTGTCGATAAAATGCTTGCCACAGCAGGCCAGACAAGCCGCGCGAATATGCAAATGCTGCGGCGTGTGAAAGGGGCGGTCAGCAAGGACACATGGAATGAATTGGGGGCCGCTGCAATTTCCAGAATGGGCCGGGCACCATCCGGCGAGTTTTCGCCACAGCGGTTCCTGACCTCATACGGAAAGATGTCCCCCGGCGGTAAGGTAGCCTTGTTTGACAAGACAACCATGGGTGCACTTGACGACATCGCACGTGTTTCTACGCGCTTCAAGCAACTGAACCAGTTCGCCAACCCTTCAGGGACCACACAAACCATACTCGGTCCGGCGGCGGTTGGCTCGGCATATTTGGAACCCGTAACGACACTCACAACCCTTGCGGGCGCCTATGGGGCATCAAAACTTCTGGCCCGCCCAACGTCGGCAAAGCTGGTCGCGGACTGGGCCAAGGCGTCCGAGCGCATGGTGCTGGACCCGTCAACGGGCGCAAAAAACCTTCTAGCCGCCCGCAGTCAGCCTTTGGCCTTGTTGATAGCCAAGGAGTCCGGTGGCGCGCTTAGCGCAGCGAATGTCGCGGCGCGTCTTCAAAGCATCAGCCGTGGCGCAGCAGAGGACGACCGCGGGGACAGCCCAAATCCCAGCCAACAACCAAATAATAACCCACGTCCCTACGACCCAAGGCTTGATCTGTAATCTAAACAAAAAGCACCACCGCCAAAACCAAACCGACACCCAAAGCAAGCCCACGCAAATCGCGGTCTAGACGGTCGAATCGCTTGCGTATTTCGTCGTCGTCCATGGTGTGTCCTGTTTTGCTGTTGCCTGAAACTACCCCGAACCCTGTCCATTCTCAATGGCGGGGTTTTTCATTGTGGAGACTCTAAACGTGACCAAAGACAATGTGTTCGACTGGGACACGACCGCTTCAAACAATACCGATGTGGCTGGGACAGGTATTGCCGGGTCCAATGCCGTCTCCAACTTTGATGATGGCCTGCGCGAAGTTATGGCGCAACTTGCTGAATATCTAGCCCTCGTGGGCGGCACAAAGACCAGTAGCGGTTCTAGCAATGCCTACACCCTCACGACAGGGTTGTCTTTGGGCGCGTTGGCAGACGGCCAGGAAGTGGCCTTCATCTCCAACCATGCCAACACGGGCGCGGCCACGCTTGCGGTGGATGGCCTTGCAGCAAAAGCAATCCGCTACCCCGACACGACAGCGTTGGGTACTGGCTCAATCCAGAGCGGGGCTTATTGCCGGTGTGTTTACGATGCTGGTAACGAATACTGGCTGTTTATATCCACAACAACGCGTCCCACCATTTCTGGCGGGGCAATCGACGGCGCTGTTATTGGGGCAAACACGGCGGCGGCGATTACCGGTACGACTGTTACAGCGTCCACGCGTTTGCAGCAACCAGACGGCACGGTATCAGCACCGGGACTGCGCGTAGGCTCATCATCGTCTACAGGATTGTTTTCCAGCGGTGACAACAGCCTGCGGATGACTTCCAACGGTACTGAAATCGCAAGCGCCCGAACAGATCGCTTTGATTTAGCTATTGGCCGCGTCAAGTTTCCGGCCTCGCAGAACGCATCAAGCGATGCAAACACGCTGGATGATTACGAGGAAGGCACGTTTACACCGGGCTTCTCCTTTGGCGGTGGCAATACTGGCATCGGGTTCACAACGCAGACCGGCAGCTATACGAAAATTGGCAACCGGGTGATGTTTGAGATTCAGCTTGTGTTTTCCGCCAAGGGCAGCGCGACAGGAGCGGCGGTTGTGACTGGATTGCCCTTTACGCCGAATGTCACGGCTTACCTATCGTGTGGTGTTGACAATCTTGCGGCAGGCATTGGCATCAACCCGCAGGCAACCATTTCAAGTGGGTCAACAACCATGGCCATTGAAATTGCTCCGACTGCGACCGGCTCACGGGCGGCACTAACCGACGCTAACTTTACCAACAGCACCAATCTTTTTATCTCAGGTCAGTACCGCGTTTAATGATGCACCTAACCTTGGCGCGGCACCAATACGGCGCTCTGTCCACCCTTGGACGCCTCTATATAAACGGCGCGTTTGAATGCTTCACGCTGGAAAACCCATGGCAAGACAACAAGCGCCGTGTGTCCTGCGTTCCAGAGGGGACGTATGAGGTGAAGTTTCGCCTTGTCGGCGGATTTCAGACCAGAGCCAGAGAGATATTTCCGGACCTGCATAATTCGATCCGGGGGATGCTTGAGCTTCAGGCTGTACCAGACCGGGATTACATCCTCATCCATTGGGGTAATGACCCAGGCGACACGTTGGGCTGCATCCTGCTTGGGGAAACACAGTCGGCTGATTTTGTCGGTCGGTCACGCGCTGCATATCGCAAAGCATATCCACAAATAGCCGAACCATTGTCCTGCGGTCAGCGCGTTACTCTTGAGATTAAAGGAGCGCCCATTGCTTAACATCAAAGCTATGGCCATAGGCGGCGCTGTGATCGCTTCTCTGGCGTTTACGTCCGGTTGGGTGGTGAACGGCTGGCGACACTCAGCAAGCGAGCTGGGCAAGCTCACAGACGCCATAGAAGCCGCTGAAACCCGTGTGAACAACATCGGCACTGCCGCAGAGGCTTCGGCCCTCCGCCTTGCTGAAATCAACTCTCAAGCCCTCCAAAACAGCCAGAGGATTGCTTCCTATGCTGCTGAGACCAATGCTTGCCGGATTACTGCTGACGATATCCGCGTGTTCACCCGCAATCCAGACGGTGCCAATACGGATTGACGCCTCTTTGCTGCAAGAATGCCCGGACCTGTTGCCCCCCGATATCGGGACACCATGGATAGCCTATGCTGATTATCAGCGGACGGAATATCTACGGTGCCAGGAACGCCACAAGGGCCTCTCTGAAGCTGCGAAAGCGGCAACGGAATGAGCAAACTCCTGCCCAACCGCGTTGATCCCGCTATCAAGGAATGGGCGACAGAGCGTCAATGTGAAATCATCGACGCATATAATGAAGCCGGGTCGGCCAGCAAAGCAGCACAGCTATTAGGCTGTGTGCCAAGCCTTGTTACACAGGCTATACGGGGGGCAAAGAAACGCGCAGCCAAGATGGGATACGCTCCTGACTCGGCCATGACACATCCGGTGCCGGAACCCTTTAGCGTCAAGGGCGTGTCCACACTTTACAAGGAAGACGGCAGCGTTGCGGCGCAATGGGTCAAGACTGACCGGGACAAAAACCGGGCAGAGGAAGCCGTCAAAGAGTTTGTGGAATGGCTTTGCGAGGACGTTAAGGGCCGTTCTCGACCCGTCAAGGCACCGGCACACACGGCAGATAATCTTCTTGCAGTTTATCCAATGGGAGACCCGCATTTTGGGCTTTACGCATGGGCGGAGGAAACGGGCGAGGACTTTGATCTGGACGAAGCGGAACGCCGCACCATTCTTGCGGTGGACAGGCTGGTATCCTCAACGCCAAAGACGCAGACAGGGCTTCTCCTGAACCTTGGCGATTTCTTCCATGCAGACGATAGCAAGAACCAGACACCCGCATCCGGCCACGCGCTGGATGTAGACACCCGTCACGCCAAAGTCTTGCAAGTGGGCTTGCGAGCCATGAAACACTGCATCGACCGCATGAAGCGACACCATGAGATTGTGGAAGTCTGGAACATGCCCGGCAACCACGATCCGCACAGTTCCTTTATGCTGGCACTGTGCCTTGACAACTTCTATGCAAACGACGACCGGGTGCGGGTGGACTTGTCTCCGTCACTGTTCAAATACAAGCGGTTTGGACAATGCCTTGTTGCCAGCCACCACGGCCACGGTGCAAAGGCGTCTGACCTTCCTTTGCTTATGGCTGCGGACAGGCCGGACGATTGGGGCGCTACCAGATACCGCTATTGGCTGTGTGGGCACATCCACCACAAGACGCTGAAAGAACATCCAGGCGTGTACGTTGAGACGTTCAACAGCCTGACCGGCACGGATGCGTGGCACGCAGGCAAAGGCTACAGAGCCGCCAAGTCCATGCAGGCGATTGTCTACCACAAAGATTTTGGCGAATTGGAGCGGCACACTTGTGCGCTTGCAATGTTGGAGGCGGTATGAGCGACCCAATTCCCGATGTCGGAGCATTGCCAGAGCATCTGCTTTGGCTGGATTACGACGCAGACGACAGAGTGCTTGCCCGCCGCATGTCGGTGCTGGCTCTACTTTCGGCAGTACCGTTTGAAACGGTTGAAGATTTTATTTCAGCCTTTGTGACGGCAGATGATTACGTGGCCAACGGTCTTGAGAATATCCAAAGCCCACCGGCCACGGTTACGACCATTAAGGGCGGCAAGAAATGACTAAACATCGACGCAGCTTGGCGGGGATGCTCGCGGCTGAACAACAACCACAAGCACCATTAAGCGAAATGGGCAAGCTGGCTGGCATTCTATCTCAGCGAAATGACAACCGCAGAAACCGGGCGGACTATCACGCCAACCGAAACGCAGGCCCCGGCTATCCTGAAATGTGGGACGCGATGCATCCCATGGACAAGGCCGCGCTTGCGACAGCTCCAATCCCTGGTGTGGGCGATGTTGTTGGCCTCGCTGCTGACGCGCGTGCTTTGTATGAGGATCCAAGCTGGACAAACGCAGGCATGATGGCGTTGGGTGCTGTTCCCCTTGTGCCTGCTGCTGGTGTTCTCAAGCGGGGGGCGGATGCAGCGGACAACGCAAGCGCCGCGCACGATGTTGCCCGGTTGTTGCGCGAAGGCAAAGCCGCAGACGTGACAGATGATCTAATAGCCCGCGCTGACGCCGCCGAATTGCATGATCTGTATGTGTCGGGGGCAACTGGTGCAGACATGCCGATGGACGAAGCAAGCCGGATGGCACGGGCAAATGAGGCCGGGTTTGATACCCCATCATATCATGCAACTGGCGGCGACTTCGCAGAAGTTGACAACGACAGATTGATTGGCGGGCAGTTTTGGTCAACTGACGATATAGGGGCAATCGAACGCCGCGAAGTGGGGGCAGCGCAAGACGGGGTAGTCATGCCTTTAATGTTGGAACAAAAAAACCCTGGTGGGTGGCGCGAATATGACCAGCTTGGGGTCGATGAACTTATAGGCCGTGGATATGACGGTGTACGCCTTCCCGAAAGCGACGGTACGCATACTTACGTTACATACGATCCCGAACAAGTTCGCTCCCGATTTGCTCGCTTTGATCCGCGTCTAAAACACTTGCGCAATCTCAATGCAGGCATTGCCGGTGCCGTTGCTTTGCCCCTATCAGCACGCCTCATGATGGACCGCGAGCAAGACGAATGACCTACGCGCGCGCTCGCCAATGCTTCATAGCAATTTTGCTATCAGGCAATGTGGCGCTCGCGTGGCTGCTTGGTGGCTACTTTCAGGAAGTAAAGCGGCTTGAAGGTGTCAACGCCATCAACGTGCAGACGATTGCCAAGCTGAAGGCAGACCCACAAACCCGAATGAACGAAGCCTTTCGTCATTACGGCGAAAACAAGGTCAGAAAACATCTCAAGCGCAAAGGGCAGGCTGACATATGACCCGCATCAAAACGCAATGGATTCACTCGTACCCAACAGAGCGCGGAATCTGCATAGAGATACGCAATACGGATGGTGTGCTTGCGGACGTTGTACTGGCACCACAAGAGGGCTTGAACATTGCCCACCAGGTATCAACCCAATGCACAGAAGCGGCGCTCAGGTCGCTTGTGAAGCGTGAATACGACACTGACCAGCCGTCAGAGTGGCGCTAAAGCACGCCGAGCGCTTTCCCCACCAGAAGAACAACAAGCCCCGTTCTGCTGTAGGTAGGTGGGGAGGGTCATGGGTTAGTCCTGAAACTTGGCTTTCAAGGCTTCGTACAGTTGGTGGTCGGCTTCCTCACGCCTCGCATGAACAGCCTTGTATGCGGCCAATCGTTCGGCGGTCTCATCGGGCGTTTCGGGGCGCGTGTATTCGATGAATGCGTCCGGGTAGTGATCCCCGTAGCTGTTTCGTGTTGTAAAATGAAACTCAGCATTGGCGCGTGATGCTTCCGGTATTTTCGCCAATCCCTCGTCGATAAGGGCAACCAGGTCGTCCCGTGATATTCCGTCCATTTGATATGGGTCTAGCTGCTCAACGCACTCAACGGCGATAGGGTCAGGCGAGTTTCCGCCAGCCGCTAGTTGCTGTTCGCGCAGTCCTTCATAATAGGTTTCTTGTTCTTTCTGGAACGCGAAAATTCGTCTCGTTTGTTCGTCCATTTTCTTCACTTCCTACAGCTAGGGTTACTTTCTGAAAGTAGGGGAATGTCGGCGGGGTCTACCGGCACATATCGGCCTGCGCAATTGCGGGGTTTACCCCATGCCAAAACAAAGACTTTGCCGTTCTGGTATTGGCCGATTGTGCGCCCGCAAACGGTGCATCGTTCAAGCCGCCGGAAGTAAGCCATTTCTTCGTCTGAAAACGGTTCAGCAACCAGCCCTGTGTCCCACGGTCTTTTCATTCGTCCCATTTTTTGTGCTTACCTTTCTCGCAGCGTTCCTCGCCGCAATGGCTTTGTGCATGAGGTGTCTAATGGCCTCGTTTAGTGGCATTTCCATCTCCACATGAAAGCCTTCATCAAATTGCTTTTGCGCCAACAGATCAGCGTCACACCCATTCAAATCCGGGCCGCATGACATATCGCGCGAAAAGCTGCATGTCCCCACCGACCACCACCAGTCAGGCAGTGCGGTTTCAAACGCCTCAATCGCAGCGGCCAACTTGCGAGTGTCTGTTTTTTCCATCTCATTCCTCCTTCCCGGTATCGGGAGTGGGTGGGTCAACCGGCACCCCCAAATGCGAGCGTAGTGTTCTCCATGCTTCGGCGTAGTCAGCCCTATCAAAAGCAAATTCTATGCGTGGCATTGTCTCAATCCGGAAGCCCGTAATGCGGTCTTCGTCGGTGTGACAACGCACGAGAATTGATATCGCGGTGTCCAACTTCATCTCTTACTCCTCCTCTAGTGCTTTAAGACCGGCTGGGGTGAGAGCACCAGACAATCGATCAAGCCAGTGCATCGCTGCCTTCATTTTTCCCTCAGCAATCGTTGCGCAGTCGAAGTGATCTTCGTCGTAGTATTCATCAAAACAGTATTCCCATCGCCAGTCGCGCACGTTGGCCTCGTCGTCCCAAGCGTTCTGATCACGGATCATGTAGGAGCCGAAAGGCGTATCGGCGGTGTATGTGTCCCCATCCTCGGAGCGTTTCCACTTGAGGGGCTTGATGGTGTAGGTGGCTGCTGCTGCCTGGAGGAATGCCTTGTGTTCCTCGCTCACGTTTTCCGGCACGCGCGCCTCACTCAGTTTCATTTGGTTTGTCCTTTGGTGGGGCAGATATCGTAAGCGGGATGCAGCACAACATGCCGTTCGTCTCCATCCCACAGGGCACCACAATCGGCGGCGTCCATTGCCGCGTCGAATGATGTCGGGCGATCAGGCCCCCACTGCTTGCCATCGCGAAACAAAGCGACCGGCACAGGCGAGGGTTCCTCTGATATGCCAAGTATGAGCCTGAAAACCATCTACTCCCCTCCTTCTGTTGCTGAGAGCATGGCGCGGTATATGCTTGCGGCGTCTGCCCCAAGGCACGGATAGTATGCACCCCGTCCTGTTCCATGTGCGTGCGGATCGTAGTCAAACAGTTTTGGTGCTGCTTTCTTCATCGCTTCCGTAGGCTCCCTCGGCACCACCACATATCCGCTTTCCTGTAGTGCGGAGAGGGCGGCTTGGGCTTTGGGAACTTCAAACGGCGCATACTTTGTCAGTTCTTCTTCCGACGCCTCCGGCATCTCCGACAGTACAATAGCCCGTGCCAGTGCTTCTATAAGTGAGGTCATGAGAACAGCCCGTATCCGTAAGCATGGTGCGGGCGGCGGTCGTATCGCTTCCATGCCTTGTTGCTGTACAGGCCGCGCACCAGTTCACCGTGGTCATAGGGTCGGTTTGCATCAGCCAGGAATTGCTGCTGACCGCGATGGGGTAAGCGGGTTTGAGCGTGCATCTTGTAAGGCCAACCATCGTGTCCGCTTGTCCATTCATCGCCACAGCCGGAACAATAAAACTTCGGGCGTCCGTCATGTGTGTAACGGTCCCATGTGAACCCCTTTGACCCGCACGCTTCACAGCACTCACCGTGTATCTTGCTGCGCTCCATCATCCTGTTCCTTTATCTGTGTGGGTGGTCATGAGAGTGCCAGGTACAGTATCCAGACGAAAAGCAACGGGACCAGAAGGGCAAGTGCGCCGAAAAACGACATAGCGGCTCCCGTGCCAAAGTGATCGGTCCCGCGTTCCGCTGGCGAGAACACCAACCAACAAACAAAAACGACTGTCAGCAAAGTGGGTACGGCCCACCATCCAATTGTGATTTCCATCACCCTTCCCCTCCCTGAGTGTTACTTTCAGGAGTAGATTTGAGGGCGCGGAAGGCTTTGGCGGCATCTCTGTGAACACCCGCAGACCAATAACCTGTTGCGCGAGAACCAGTGCGGACTGTCTCCGCTTGTTGCTCCGCTCGAACGGACGCCTCTCTCGCGTCATGCCATTGCGCCGCTTCTTCCAAAGCATCATCCCCCGCCTTAGCTTCCCGTTGTAGGGAGGCTTCTAGTTCTTTGGTGAGGCGGGCCAGCTTCTCCCTGTCTGCTTCTAGGGTGGCGAGAAGGTCTCGTATCCGGCCTTCCTGATGCTGGATGGTCACTTCATAATCGCCTACGGTTCTGCCTCGGCTCATTCCATATCTCCTGATGTGGGTAGGGGAAATCGTTTGCGCGCTTCCTCAACTGAAATGCGCTCTCGCGTCGCTACATACTGCAATTCACGTTCTGCGTTCATGCGTTCAGACCATGCCTTCTTGTTTTGGTAAGCGGCTTGGCGCTGTTCTTTGGTCGGCTGTGGTATTGGCTTCTTGAAACCGGCCCGCTTTGGCTCTCCATTGCGTTCACGTTCAAGCCTGTTGGTCTTTGCAATGGCGTGACTATCGCTGCCATAGGTAGTGGCTTTCGGCCCTTTGCCGTTTGTCTTGATGTCTGCGCATTCCTTGTGGACGTAGCGCATGTTTTCCAACTCATCGGAGCCACCCAAAGCCAGCGCGTGCATGTGCTCGCGTATGACCTTGTGCTTGCTCAGGATGCGCTTGCCGCACAGAGGGCAGGGAATGACGCCCTGGTCAAAACAGATCGCCCTAGCCATTGCTGCGGTCTCTGTGCGGCGGTTGGTCAAAACGGCACCCCTGAATCATCGTCAAAGTCACCATTCCCGACATCGGAGCTTGTGTTAGGCAAACGGGTCTTTTGGTTCCGTTCGCCAAGCTGCACACCCTTCGAGTGCAGCCATTGTCTTCTTGTCTTGCCACCGGGCGGATTCCTTGACATGCAACCATTCCTTCACAGTGCGTTTCACATCGTCATGAGTTTGGCAGCGGGTGAGCGCTATGGCGTAAGCCAACACGTCCACCCGCTTACCTTGCTTGGCTTCCTCAGAAAGGAATGTGGTCATTCAGATCGTCCGTGCCCGGAGTCGTGGGGGCAGCCGCCGGGATAGACTGTGGCGGGACCGGTGCCGGTGCCGGTGCGGCAGCAGTCTGTTGGATGATCTGCGGTCGCACTCGGACACACGCGACCTGTTTGCCTGCATAGTCTGTGTAGGCATGGCCAAGTGTAATCTGCTTGCCAGACCATAGGTCGGTGTCAGGGCCGTGAATGTCGCTGATAGTGCTGGCATTCGTCTTGTTGAGCACCAGACGCTTTTCAGAGTTGTGGAAATAGACAACTGGCTTCATGTCATCGCCGATCTTTTCGACGGCAACACTTGCAATAGTCGCAGTGGCGTCGCCGTTGGCGAGGTCAGAGGCGCGAAGCGTGTTGCTTGGGAACATTTGGTCAATATGCATGTGGTAAGTCCTATCGAGTTCTGAGAGTGAGGGATGGCGCGGCATTCGTAAGAGTTGCGCCAGGAACCGCCTCGCCTTTCTCAAGGGCGGAACGGATAGCGGTTTTGTCTGCTTTTGGTTCCATAATCAGGAATGTCTCGGGCAATTCATCGGCGGCATAAACAGTTAGGGACGGTTTGCGCTCAGACAGGGTGGCCGTGCATTCCGGCCCCTCATATCTCTTGAGTTCAGCCTCCTGCATCGCTTGTTCACACATCTCGCGTTTGCGTTGAATGCGCGCATCTATGCGTTGCTTGCGGCCCTGCAAGTCCTTTGAACGCTCTGCGATCGCCGCGCTCATAGTCTGGTCGTCCATGATTGAGCGCAGGACATACCCAAGAATCTCATGCAGGCGTGTTTCGCCTTCAATCAAGTCACGCACGGCGTCATCGTCGCCCGCAACTTCCGGGTAAGCAGCCTTCAACGCTTTGGCGGCTCGTGTTTCACGGACAAGAGGAGCCGTCATTTGCCAAGCCTCCTAAGTTGAGTTGCATCATTCACATGAAGGGTAAGGAGTTTCTGAGACACGGTAGGACGTGCTCTTACTCTCCAAAGTAGGTTTTTGAAGCGTTCTAGAAGACCCATGACAGCCCCCATATAATCAGTGCCCAGAGCAACAGAGAGCCAAATATGGCTATCAAGAACCCCTCCAAGCGTGGTGGTAGCTTTGGCATCTACTTACCCTCCTTACTGTCTAGGAGGGTGCCAAAAGCCTTGGCTGCCTCGGCGATATCTTTTGCGATAGCAGGCGTGCAGTCGTCATCGGCTCCAATAAGTTCCGCTGCCACTTCGAGATTGACGATATGTCGCTCCAATTCCTCTACCCGCTGTACAGGGGAGGGGGCTTTATCCGCTTCATGCAGCGCATTGGCAGCGTATGCGCGGCAAGTTCGTCTTTCAGTGCTGGGGGTGTCTTCCCAGCAATGAGCACCACGGGCGAGTGCAACTTGCTTTGCTATGGCCTGAATCAACGCTTCGCTCATGACCCTTCCCCCTCTGACTTAGTGGGGGTGGGGGCAGGCGGAAGTGGCATCCAGTGAGTGATGCGCTCATTGAGTGGTTTGGATCCGGTGCCGAAAATCGCCCAATGGCCGGGCGCTCCATCGGTCTCCCACCAATGGACTGCATACGTGCAACGATTGTCAGGACACCAAACCAGCCGGGCCACTGGATTGCGTGGTGCCGTCTCTATAGGCTGCCAGCCCCCAACAGTGGGGAGTGTGGAGAGGGCGTCCGCAGCGGCCATCCGAGCATCAACAGCAAATCCGTTCATGTGTCGCGCGAAGGCTTCCCACGAGTGGGCGACAGGGTCTGGTGCAGGTTTGGCGGGTCCGCGCCTAATCTTCTCCAAAGCCTCCCGCATCACAGCTTGTGCCGCCTCGTATTCCTTTGCCGCGACTTGCAGATCGCCAACGATCACATCGCTGCCGAGCATGGACATAGCGGCCCCACACCGGGCAAGCCACATGTCACGCTGCTCCCGCATCACACCTACTTGTGAGAGTATGGAACGCAGCAACGCCCAATCATCGCGTACCAAATCCTCGAAGACATTTAAATCGGCCCGTGCGGTTTTGATATGCGTGCTGCCAAACTCGCGCCGGGTCTTGTCGAGGGCGCTCAAGAGCTCTGACAACCGTTCCACGTCTTTATTGAGTTCAGTCATTGGGGTGTTCCTCTAGCTCGAAGCCTTCGCAGTAAGCCGCCACATCGCCGAAGTAGTAATCAGGCCCGTCCATTGGCGGCGTGCCGTCGCAGTAGAAGTAGCCTGCAGCATAGCTGGCCGTGATGGGCTGCTTATGCAGCGGGTTGGAATCGTTTGGGTACAGAATGAGCCGCTGACCGTCCGCCAAATTCTCGTAATCGGTGCGCATCTACCTGTCCCCCTTGTCTGAGAGGGCGGCGTTCAGCTTGCGCATAGCAAACTTGTCGTCTGCGTTGTCAACGATGAGCGCGCCGGTTAACTGGTAGCGTCGGTTCGCCTCGCTTGCAGCCTCCACAAGCTCTTTCACGCCTGCTGCTTGGAGGGCTGCTTTGGCAATCTCGCGGGCTTCACTTGGCAGCATTGCTTGCGCACCGTGTTCGTATGCGCGGCTGCAAATCTCTTTCGCCGCAGCCTCCACCATTTCTTCCCATGCTTTATCTGTATTGGTCATGACTGTTCCTTAGCGAGTTCAGCGATATTCTCGGTCTAAACAGGGAGCACCATGACCGCGCCAATGCCTGCATCGCGGGCTTTACATGCAACATCAAGATAGGAGTCGCCTGTGACGTAGAGCGCGGGCCGAATGAAAACCCTGTCCGAGGCGCAATACCCTGGGGCCACGCTCAGGCGCTCCCCAACCGGCAGTCCGACAAACGGAGTTGTTACGTGCAGGTGTTCTGCTGGGGTTGTTTCAAGTTCACTCATGACTGTTCCTTATGTGTACGGGTGTTCCAGAGGGTGATTGCTTGCATTCCAAGCTTGGCAATGACTTCTTCAATGATGCTGACCGGCACAAAACCGTAAACGGTCTCCGTTGGGTCTGTGTCCTCATCGCCTTCGATGTAGGGCATCAAGAGTTCTTCCCGTTCACTTGGGAACCCAACTTCAACCTGCGTGTAGCGATCTGCGTAATTGGTGCGAGGCGAGCAGTAAGCGCCTCTATGCCCCTGAACGCTCATCGTGAAGCCGTCCGCGCATTCCATGCGGGGGAACACCTGGATGCCCACTGACGCTCGTTCGTCGGGGTAGTGCCCTTTGAAAAAGGCGTTCACAATATCCGGCGTATGTTTTCCTTCTGGCATTAGAGGTCTCCCTTGGATCGGAATGTGGAAGGGTTCGCCCCCATATGCGTGTCGAACCGCTCAACCGCTGCCTTCAATTCGTCCCACATCTCTGCTTCGTGCTTTGTCCCACGGTAGAAGTGCAATTTGATTGCGCACCCGGCCAGGTCACACACCACATCATGTGGTTGCGGGATTCTGTCGCGCGTTAGGGTTTTCCAAAACATCACAGCGCCTCCTTTCCACCAGTAAGACCCGCTGCAATAATTGAGGCAGAGGCAAAGTCAGGCTTACTTTTGAGAGTAGGGGTGTCGGCCTCCGCCTTAATAGCAGCCCACTTTTTGTCCCAACGCGCCTTGGCTTCAGCTTCGCCATAAAACAGGTGTTGCTGGCGTGACCGCGCAAGCACTTCCAGCCCATCGACGTTGTGTTTTGTGCCCAACCGCATCGCTGCGTCGTGGAACAGTGAGTCCAGCGTGTCGCGCGTTTGCAGGATCAGGTTGTCTTGATCTTCAACCGATACCGGGGAAACAGACGCCAGTGCATCAAGCGCCGTATTGAGAGCCACACGAAACGCAAGAGATGCGTCGGCGTAGCTGTCAAAAAGCTGGTTGATGCTGCGCTGCACGTAACGGTCGCCGGGCATTCCTGCGTCACACCACTTGTCAAAGTCGCCTAGCTGTTCTGTGCGGTCCATCCTAAGTCCTCCATCTGCGGGACTAGGTGTGTCCCGGTTGATGAATGTAATGTACGATTGTTTCGCACTAATAGCAACCGAAAAAACCGCACATAGAAAAAAATTATGTCTGTGCGAAAAAACCGTTTGCAAATGCGCGAAACTATCGTACAAAGGGTACATGAACATCGCAGAAAACATCATCGCCAAGTTCGGCGGCATCAGGCCGATGGCCTCTAAAACAGGCATCGCACCCTCAACAATACAGTCGTGGAAGGTTGCCACACGCATTCCTGCGAAGCGACAGGAGGCAGTGCTCAACCATGCCTTGCGGCTTGGTGTGCCGTTGGCGCCCGCAGACTTTTTTGCAGAAGCACCAGACCAATCGGAGACGTGCAATGGGTAGCGTTGTGCAAGAGCCGTCCCGGTCCATTGAACTGACCCCCATCGGCATCAAGATCGCGCCAGGAGCCACGCAGGACGAAATCCGCGAGCAAGCCTTGCAGATGCTCTATGTGGCCAACATGGCCCCCCTGTATGCAGCAGACCTGATTATTCTGATGCGGGACCGCTTTGGAGATGACGCGGCGGCGGAGCTTATCCCCGCTGTCGGGAAGACCAAGCACACGGTGCAAAACTGGCTTTCGATTGCGCGCCAGTTCCCCATTACCCGCCGCAAGAATGGCCTGGAGATGGGGCATTACGATGCTGTCTCTGTCATCAAGGACAAAGAGGGCAAACCTCTAACCGACAAGCAAGACGCCCTGATTGAGCTGATGGCCAGCGACGGCCCGGACGCTGTGTGGACGGTTGCCAAGGCACGGCAGGAAGCAAACGAAATCCGCGACCGCGCGCAAGGCAGGCTGATTGATATTCCCGATGACGGGAAAGAAGAAGATGCTGACAAGCCAGTGTTTGATGGTGGCGACTTTGGCGAAGGCATGAGTGCTGAACGCGAAGCCCGCGACACGTTTGAGACAGACGGCTTTGATGACATAGAGCGAATGCGCAAGGTTTGGGCCAAGCAGACCCCGGACCTGCATTTGCGCTTTTTGCGCTCTGTCATGACCGCCGATCTGTTCATGCAGCTTGCCCCTGATTTCCAACAATCCAAATCGCATGTTGAGCCTCAGTCCTCCCTGTCTCCGGCTCCATGTGACGCTCCCGGCGGTGTCATCCCCGCTGCCGGGAGCACC